CAGATTTCGGGTCAAGGATAAGAGCCTGTGCGCCGTTCAGAACAGCGTAGTAAGTAAGCAGGTTGAACGACAACGATTTACCGCCGCCCAGAGAGCCGAGGAACGCACCGGACAGCGCATTGGTAACAGAACCCTTAACGCCCTGTGCCGCCCTTGCAGGCTGCACATACACATTCTGGTCTGTATCGACATTGTAGCCGAGATAGATACCGTCACGCTCACCGAGCATTTGCGTTGCACCGAAGCCCAGACCGGCGAGAAAATCGCTGGTGACATACTGCACATAATCGTTCATATACCGCTTACTGGACGGAATAAACTCATTATGCAGTCCCATCATATCACCGATAGGACGAACCAGTTTAATGCTTGCATCATCGTAGAAATCACGCACCTGGTTACAGCGGCGTTTGAGTTCTTCCTCATCCGGTGCGGTAACGCGAACGACATAGGACAGCTTGTACATACTTTCTTTGCTCTGATCGAGAACGGTTTCCAGTTCGTCCACGCTTTCCAGCGCGTCCATCACCTGATTGGTGGTGTCTGAATTGGCTTCCCATGCGTGATTTTCAAGGTCTTTCAGTTCCTTTTTCTTATTACGCACGGTAGAGAGTGCAGCCTTATTGGTTACGATTTCGACATTCATGCTCGTGTCGATAGGAAAATCAAACTGCTGCTCTTGGAAATAGAAAATCTCGCTGGACGGAAAATCCAGTTCACCGACCACATCAGAGATTGTAAAGTATGCGACATAGCTTTCCGAATCCTCAGACTTGATACGCATATACCGCTGCTTTTCCTCAATCAGACAGCGGGCAGGCTTGATAAGATCGTACCGCTTTACCAGCGTATCACTCTTACGCTTTTTGAGCGGCAGCGTAAACTCAAAATCCTCATACGCTGTGCCGGTTCTGCCATAGATATGCTCCAGCAGATAGCCGAAGTCGTTCTTATCCAGCCTGCGTACCTTGAATCGGCGCGACAGCTTATTTTCCATCAGCTTTTCCATGCGGGAATAGCGACGGATTTCATCGTTCGACATACTCACAAAGTCACCCATGAACGAGTGACCGATAGCGTTTACTGCATCGTGCAGCAGGTTCTTTGCCGCGTTTCCTACTTCCTTAACGGACAGTTCCTTGTCCGTTACGACCAGCTTAAAGCCGATGAAAAAGCGGTAATCGACCTGTGTATCACCGAGAGAAGCAATCAGATTTTCCGTCTGCTCGTCAATCTCGGCGCAGGCGATCTCTTTCAGCCGTCCGGTCACGCTTTTCTTGGAACGCTCCTGTGCGGCGCGAATACTGCTTTCCGTACTGATCTGCAAAGCGTGAATCTTGCCGTCACGGTTCTGCGCGATCAACTGCCGAAAAGCGTCATGCACCGCGTCTTTCTGTTCCAGCGACAAGAACGAATAGTTGAACGGGATAAGTTCATAGTACGCGAAGCACTCGCCCTCGGTATTCCATACGAGGTTATTTTCGATATATTTAATCGGATACGGCACGGATAATCTCACTCCTTACTATGGTAATGTCCGCATTTTCGCGGTGCTTTTTCAGCCGGACAGGTTTTCCGGCAAAGGTGACTTTCGGACGCAGCGCATAGGCGATCACGCACTGTAAAAACTTGTACGGCTTTTTGCCGTCAAAGGTCTTTTTGCTCATAAACCATGTAACGCCAGCCGGAATACAGCCGTACAGGAACAACGGATTATCCGTAAACGAGAGCGGCGGCACATTTTTTAACATAACGACCGCAAGTTCCATTGAAATAAACCAAATGATCTGTGTGACCGTCATTGGAATCGGCAGCTTTGCGTCACCGAAAGAGTGGATAACCTGTTCCACTTTCCAAATGCTGCTGTAACTTCTAAGTTTCTTCACATTTCGTTTCTCCTTTCGTTGTTTTTGTATAGCCGAATGGAATGAGGGGGAGAGGAACGAGTTCCAGACGCTCGCGTCTTTCCTCTCCCCCTACGCGGTTGATGGATAACTTCGGTGAAGTTACCCACAGCCGCGCTACACCCCCTCACCATTCTCGCGGCGTCCCTCCTTTTTAGAGAACAGGATTCTGGTTCGTTACGAAATGTTCATACAGATTGCGTACATTTCCGTACTCCATGAGCAGCGTTTCAATATTTTTCTGCACACTTTCCGGCAATTCATCTACCATCTGACACAGGCAGTTCAGTTCTTCGATCATCATATCTTCGTCAATCTCGAACGGCAGCTCGTAATCACGGATAACGTAGTCCGGCTCCTGATCGGTCACGCCAATACGTTCTTCCAGCTCGTCATAGTCGATGGGCGGCGTAAACCACGCACCGGGCTGCTCAATTTCGCGGGTTTTATCCCGCTTTTCGATGTAAACTCGCATCTCTAACATCATTTTCACCTCACCAGTTCAAACACGCCGTCTTTGGTTTCCACAAAGTCGCCCTCCATCGAGAGATCGCGCCCGTACTGCACACTGTCAAAATACCGACGCAGGGTTTCATCCGAAATCAGACCCTCATCTAACATCTGCTCCGCCACATCGGCCGTTGTGTCACAGCCGCTCCACAGGATAATATCGTCCGCGTGTTCGCAGAAATCCTCCACGCCGCTGTAATAACTGAGCAGCGAACCCATGTTATCCCGAATGTAGCCCGGCAGGTCCTCCACCATTTCACACAAGCGGTTGATCTCCTCGATAGGCGTATACTCGCCGATCTCGAACGGCAGTTCAAAATCGTGGATGGCATATTCCTCGTACTGCTCATTCAGACCGATACGCTCTCTCACTTCGTCCATGTCGATAGGAGGTTCAAACCACGCGCCAACGAGTTCGCCCTCGTTATATTTACCGAGATTGGCAATATAAACGCGCATTTCTTCCATATTTTCACCTCATCCCACAAGAAAAGGCTGACTTTTCAGCCAGCCTTACGCACCGAGAATCTGATTGAACAGATTCAGCAGAACATCCTTGACACCTGCCGCGTTGAACACCAGACCAACCGACAGCATAGCCACCACGAGGAAGCCAATCAGCTTCGTAAACTCGCGCTTAAAGCCGAGGTACAGGCCAATCACCACGATAGCCACCAGTACCAGTGGCTGGGCGTTCGACAGCAGCCAGTTATACAGATTTACGCCAAAATTCATTAGTTATCCTCCATTTTAATCATTTCATTAACCGTTCTCATCTTCTGCTGAATGATTTTCCGGTGCTTGTCCCGCAGTTCCGTGTTGTCCAGAATATCTTTCACATGGGACGTTCCGCACTTTTCGTCAATCAGCAAGAGCATTTTCGCCGTCGGCGCGACCTGATGCGAAAACCAGTTCAGCGTCCGTTCCAGCGTGTACGGTTCAGGTTTGGTCGTCAGTTTGAGTGTGTTCCGGTGCTTGCCGATAAAGGTTTCCCACATCGGATTCAACGGCCATTCCTCACGCGGTTTGCCGCTTTCCTTATCCACAAAACGCACATAGCGGTTGATAATGCCGAACGCCGTTTGTTCCGGATTCTCGTTCGACACGAGATCATACACGGCGTTGTCTGCCCGCTCATTTTTCAGCCGGATTTCAAAGCGATTCTGAATGTCTGCCTGTTCCAACGGCGTACCGTTTTTCACCAACTGCTCGTAGGCTTTCTCGTAAAGGCAGAAATACAAGTCCGACTGCATCGAACCGATGTACAGCGTTGCGCCCATGTGGGCGCTGTCCTGCTCCTGCCGACTGACCAGTCCGCCCGAGCGAAACGCCCGAAAACTGCGGAACACGGAAACACACTCCTCTTTGCGACATTTGCTGATGAGCAGCGGAATATCCAGCATCCCCACCAAGTCATTCACCGCGAGGTCTACCCGTTTGAACACCGCCTTTTCTTTCATGCACTTGCGGAAAAATTCGTACCAAGTCCGCTTTTGTCCGTCCAGATACGCTTCAAACTGCCGACAGCCTTTGCCGCGCAGTTCCAAAAGCACGCCCATTTCTTCCAATGGTGAGGTCAGCACCAGCACATCGCCAATCTGGTATGTGCTGGTGTAGCCGTACATTCCGCGCGGCTCCTGCACCAGATATTTCATTTTCAGCCGCAGTACATCTTCGATGATGTGCTTTACGTCCATTGTTGGAAAGCGGATACGCACATAGTCGAACAGCAGTGTCAGCGGCTCAGGGTGCAGACGAATGAGCGCGTCTTTCAGCCGCTTGCGTACCTTTTGCGGCACGGACTGATTTTCCTGCTCCAATCGGCGGTAATACTCCTCCGTCAGTCCGGCTTCAAGAGCCATATCCTGTTCGGATATGCCAATTTGCATCCGTTTTTCCTGAAACTCCGTTATCCAAGTCCTGTTTTGCAATTTTACCTCCGTTTCTGATTGATTTTGTTCAAAGTTTTGCGCAGTTCGCCTATCTTGTCCGATTTGTACCCCCCTGTTAGATAAAGGGGGTTCCGACGTTCGGGCGCGGCTGGCGCCGCGCCCAACGCACCGTTCCGTGCCGTCGGCTTTCGCGCTGCACGCCGCCGCACGGACGGCGCGAAGGCACAATCAGCAATTTCTCTGCACTTTCCCAATCTCCTGCAAAAAGTCATACCCTTTCGGCACGATCGGAGTATAAAACTCCGTAATCACCCCCTTTCCTGTATCGGCGTAACCTCTGCCCTTGATATTCTTGAAAAAGAACTCCTTTTTCGTTTCGCCGAACATCATGCTGTATCCAAGTTCGGACATCCGGCCGAGCGCGACACGAAAATTAAACTGGTCACGGATACCGTCACCGAGGTATTTTGCGTCCGGGCGCTGGCAGGCCAGAATCAAGAAGAATCCCGCCTGCCGTCCCAGCATGACAATCTGCCGCAGCTTATTCAGCACATCTTCGCGCTCCCTGTTGGTCAGCATTTCCATGAACGCAACGTACTCGTCAAACACGAGAAACTGCGGAGGAAGTCCGAGATACGCATAGTTTTCGCCGGTTTTGTAATTTTCCATGCGTTTCATATCCGCACTGCGTTCGTGCATGGCCGTGCAGAACTCGGTGATACACTGCACGATCTCCTCTTTGCGGCTGCACACGTTCGGCAGGACGGCGGACAAATCCGCTAAATCTGCGTTTTTCGGGTCAAGAATGTACAAAACCGCGTTGGTTTGCAGCAATGCCCGAATCAGCGTCAGGATAAAATACGTTTTGCCGCCGCCCGTGCCGCCCGCGATTAGCATATGCGGCAGGCTGTCAAACTCCCAGTAGGTATTCTGCATGAGCCGCATTTTGCCGTGCTCCACGCAAACCTCGGAGATTGGGATACGATTGGCGATCATGTCATACAGCAGCGTGTACTCCACAAATCCGTCCAGCAGTTCCCTGCTGACCAGCTCACAATACAGACCGCTTTCCAGCTTGTTTTCCAAGTGCAGCAGCGGTTCTTGAAACTTTCCGAGCGTAATCTCCGCCGTGATATGCAAAAGCCCGTTTTCCATGCGGTAATACAATCGCGGAAAACGGGCAATCTTCGATTTTGAACTTGCGGGCAGGTCCTTAAAAAATCCCTCTGACTGTTTGGTATCACTCTGCTCATACCACTGGTTTTCCAGCACCATGCGCGCCAGCTTTTGCCGATGGCGCATTTCATTCAGCTTGTCCGGAAACCGGCGGTACAGCAGCCACGCCGTCACGGTACACACTTTTACACCCATGGCCGCGCTGAACAGCAGGTAAGCCACGAACGGACTGCGCCAGTCTGTGCGGATATTCAGCAGTACAAATGTCACGGCAAACACCACGAACAGCAGGAAAAACACCGTTTGGAACACCAAATTTTTATCGCTCGGGCGAATCCGCCTACCGCGATTTCTCCAAAACCTGTGCATTACAGCTTCTTATCCGCCGGAACGTCCTTGTGCTGCTGACCGTTCTGCGCGGGCGTTTTGAGCACCAGATTGTCCGCCTTGATGTACCAGTCCACCTCTGCGCTGTTGCCGAACGTCACATGGGCAATCGCGCCGAACATCGGATTGACCAGTTTCACTTCCGCGTTGTACGCAAAATCGCGCACCGGAACACTTGCCGGAACACTGACCTGAATCATGCGGCCCTGCTTGTCACTTTTCAGATCGTAAGTGCGCTCCTTGACCACATCGGACGGCGTGCCGTCTGCGTTCTCCTCGAACACCTCGCGGCGCATTGCCGAAAAACGCAGCGTGCCGAGCGTTGCTTCATTTTCACCGAAAAAACCATTGCTGAATCTCATAAATCGTACCGTCCTTTCCCGTTTACGCCTTTTCCATATCTTCCGCGTGCAGAATGTAATCCACGAACGCCCGGCCGTTGATAACATAGCCCTCAGCCGTCACCGACGGATTCTTGAGCTTGACCGGCTCCATGTATGCGAACTGTTTCTGACCTGCCGCGCCGTCGATCACGACCTCAATATCATCCGCACGCTGTACATCGCTGAACAGCTTGTAGCGTCGGTACAGCACCTTGGTCTGGGTGCCGTTGCGACGGGTGTCGCCGCGCTTCACCTCGGCCGGACCGCCAAATTCCAGATTGCCGAGCGACTTCGCCATGTTTGGGATAACAAATTTCAGTTCCATAAAAAGACCTCCAAATTCTAATTCATTACTTCCGCGATACCCGCCATCACATATTCTGCGCACGGCAGGGCAATCGAGTTGCCGAGTGCGCGATAACGGGCATGATCGCTGATTTCTTCATCCTTGCAGCCGTACTTTGTCCAGTTTTCGGGCAATCCCATCAGCCGCTCACATTCCAACGGTGTCAGCACACGCAGGAATCCGTCCTGCTCCTCGCCCTCATACCAAAACGAAAACGGCGCCGTTACACTGGCAAGCAGAGTTGGGAACGGTTCTCCTCCTCGTCCGAAGCTGGCACAGAACCCTTTCTGATCTCCGATCTGTGCCATGGTTCGCATCCGCCGGAGGGAAAACGGTCTGACGATGGGTACCTGCCGCCCTGTTTGAGCAGCAGGTACTCCACTTCTGGCGGTGACGGACAGCCCGCCCGGACCGCCAAGCGCAGAAAACGGGAGCACAGTCCGGGGCTTAAATAATACTTCTCCGGCACGCTGGCCTGCAAAATCCGCCACGACGAACACGCGCTTACGCCGCTGTACGAGGGCGGGTTCTCCCCAATACTGGGCGTCCAGCAGTCGCCAAGCGGTATCAGCGCGTCCCCCTCGCACCATTCCGGCGTGTGCCCATCCACAAGAAGGCACTGAAACCTCGGCACCTGTGAACGCACTGAGCATGGCTGCAAAATCCAGCCTGTCATTTGAAGAAAACGCTCCCGCGACGTTTTCCCAAACAGTGAAAGCTGGATACCTGCCGTTTGTTGCATATCTCATCTCCTCGATAATTCGCATTGCCTGATAAAACAGGCTGGATTTCTTGCCCGCAAAACCGTTTCTCGTGCCAATCTGCGACAAGTCCTGACAGGGCGAACCGAATGTAATCACATCGACCGGCGGTATCTCCGCACCGCTGATTTTCGTAATGTCACCCAGGTGCAGCATATCCGGGAATTGCCGTTTGGTAATGGAGATCGGGCGTGCTTCAATCTCGCTCGCCCACACAGGCTCTATGCCGCAGTGTACCGCCGCCAATGGAAACACGCCGATTCCATCAAACAGACTGCCGAGTTTAAGTACGGTCACGCGCATACCTCGTGCGGCCCATCGTGCCGTGGATATGACAGTTGCCGGTGCGGATTTTCTTACCGCGCACACGGGCAAGGCAGTCACAATGCTCGTCCGGGTCCAAGTGTGCGCCGCAGTGCGGACAGGTGTTGTAGTACATGAGTATCCCTCCTATATCCTATACATAAATTGCTCTTGTTTTTTGCGTGCTTGACGGTGGAGGTCGGGCAAGAACTCCAGCCACGATTTCTTTCCGATACCAGCCCATATAAAATTCCTTGAACTTTCTCCTCCCGCACTACTCTCTATAAAGCAAAAGGACCGTCCCTTATCCTTAAGGTCGGTCCTTTTGCTTGTGTCGATCAGTAGCGTATGTCTGCCAAAATGTCTGTCAATTTTCCAAAATTTCAGAAACGAGGGTCTGCAACTATTTTTTTACCTACATTTCAAGCCATCATTATTTAGAGCTTTTTCTGCACTAAAATCGGTAAATGCATATTTTTACTTAAAATATCAGAACTTTTTCGATAGAATCTATACAACATGGCAGCACACTATAACACAGGTCATTTTCCACATATTTGTAACTCTGACTCTGTTTGTGAGGGTTCGAATCCTTCTTCGGCTGCCACCGAAAACCGTCTTTTCTTTGAAAAGACGGTTTTTCTTTTGCCTTTTCGTAGTTTTCCTGTGACGGCTATTTGACAGACGGCCTCTCTCCCGATATACTAAAGTATATATAAAGGAGCGATTACCATGTTTTGCATGAACTGCGGCACGCAGCTGCCAGACGGCGCAAAATTCTGCATGAACTGCGGCACAAAGGTCGGTGAGGTCGGCGCCAGCGCTATCCCTGCTGGCAAAAAATATCCCTCGTACGCAATGCTGTACCCGGACAGCATGGCTTATCTCGAGTCCCCTGCCTATCAGCGCGAGCGCGGTCTGATGAAGCAGTCCGAGCTTGGCGCGACGCCGTATGCGGGTTTTGACTTTACCAACTATGTTTCGCTCGATGACGGCACGATGGTCGGCTTTGTGTTCGGTCATACCGCGCGTTACCGCGCTGCCGAGGACTTCGGCTACAATCTCTACCGCCTGAATCCGGACGGCACAGCTGTTTTCCTGAATGCCGGCTGCAGACACGGCGGCTCCGAGCTGTATGTACAGGACGGAAAAGCGCACTGGACGGTGAATGGAGAAACGTTTTCCGCATCTATTTGAGCATTAAGGCACCTGATATCAGGTGCTCTTATTTTTTGCATATTTTTCGTAAAACTGCTTGACTTGGAGCACACTCCAAGTGATAGAGTTAATTCAGAAAAAAATATTCAGGAGGAAAACTATGTATATCGAGAACATCAACGGTCCCGCTGACGTGAAGAAGCTGAACATTGCGCAGATGACCGTGCTTGCGTCCGAAATGCGCGATGCACTGCTGACCAAGCTGAGCCGTCACGGCGGCCATTTCGGCCCGAATTTCGGCATGGTAGAGGCAACCATCGCACTGCACTATGTATTCGAGTCCCCGAAGGATAAGTTTGTATTCGATGTTTCCCACCAGTCCTACCCGCACAAGATGCTGACCGGCCGCAAGGACGCTTTTCTCTACGAGGAGCACTACGACGACGTTTCCGGCTACAGCAGCCCGCACGAGAGCGAGCACGACCATTTCACCATCGGCCACACCTCCACCTCGGTCAGTCTGGCCTGCGGTCTAGCCAAGGGCCGCGACCTCAAGGGCGAGGACGGCAACGTGGTTGCTATCATCGGTGACGGCTCGCTCAGCGGCGGCGAAGCACTGGAAGCGCTCGACTATGCGGCAGAACTGGACGGCAACCTGATTATCCTCGTCAACGACAACGATATGTCCATCGCAGAGAATCATGGCGGTCTGTATCAGAACCTGCGCCTGCTGCGCGAGACGGGCGGCAAAGCAGAATGCAATCTGTTCCGCGCGATGGGTCTGGATTACCGCTTTGTAGCCGACGGCAACGATATTGCTTCGCTCATTGAGGCGTTCAAGGCCGTCAAGGGCACCAAAAAGCCGGTCGTTGTCCACATCGTCACCCAGAAGGGCAAGGGCTACGCGCCTGCCGAGCAGCACAAAGAGGCATGGCACTACTGTGCGCCGTTCCATCCAGAGACCGGCGAGCCGCTGATGGACATGAGCGGCGAGTGCTATGAGGGTATTACGCTCGACTTTATGATGAAGAAGATGCAGGATGACCCGTCTGTGTGTATGATCACCTCGGGTACGCCGACCGTGCTTGGCTTCACCGAGGAGATGCGTAAGAAGGCCGGCAGGCAGTTCATCGACGTAGGCATTGCCGAGGAGAACGCGGTTGCACTGGCGTCCGGTATCGCAGCAAACGACGGCAAGCCGGTCTACGGCGTGTGCAGCACGTTCATTCAGCGCGCTTATGACCAGATTTCGCAGGACCTGTGCATCAACAGCAACGCAGCTACCATTATCGTTGCATGGGGCTCGGTTTACGGCATGAACGATGTAACGCATCTCGGTCTGTACGACATTCCGATGCTGGCGAACATCCCCAACCTGGTTTATCTGGCGCCGACTACCAAGGAAGAATATCTGGCAATGCTCGACTGGAGCATTGAGCAGAACGAGCATCCGGTCGCTATCCGTATGCCGGGCGGCGCACTGATTTCGGACGGAAAGGCTGTTACCAAGGACTTCGGCAGGCTGAACACCTACGAGGTTAAGGAGAAGGGCGCCCGGGTTGCCGTGATCGGTCTGGGTTCGTTCTACCCGCTCGGCGAGCAGGCGGCGGCGCTCATCAAGAAAAAGACCGGCGTACAGCCGACCCTTATCAACCCGTACTATATCACCGGCGTGGATACTGACCTGCTCGAGAGCCTCAAGGCGGAGCACGATGTGGTCATCACCCTCGAGGACGGCGTACTCGACGGCGGCTTCGGTGAGAAGATTGCGCGTTTCTACGGCGACTCTGACATGAAGGTACTGAACTTTGGTCTCAAGAAGGAGTTCCTCGACCGCTATGACGTAGACGAGGTACTGAAGGACAATCACCTCACCGCAGAACAGATCGCGGAGGATGTGGAGAAGGTTCTCTAAAAATCGCGCGTAAGCGCGCATAAAATAGCATTTGCTCTGCAAATGCAAGAAAACCGAGGACATGCGCCTCGGTTTTCTTACTTCTGGAGGGAGAAAGTTTCTGAATAGGAACTTTCGGACGACTTTGGAACGGCCCACGGTCCGTTCCTGCTTGTCGGCGGAACCGTGGTTCCGCGACAGCCCAAGCGCGAAAGGCTTCGGAGCAATGCTCCGAAGCCTTTCGCGCTGTATGTCAAGTTTGGGGAGGTTTATGCCAGTCCAAGCTCCTTTACGCGAGCCTGTGCCGCTGCCAGACGTGCGATCGGCACGCGGAACGGCGAGCAGGAAACGTAATTCAGACCAACATTGTGGCAGAACTCGACGGAGGACAGGTCGCCGCCGTGCTCGCCGCAGATGCCGAGCTTGATGTCCGGACGGGTGCGCTTGCCTTCTGCAACAGCGAAGCGGATCAAGCGGCCTACGCCGTTCTGGTCCAGACGAGCGAACGGATCAGACTCGAGGATCTTCTTGTCGAAGTAAGTCTCCAGAATGCGGCCCACGTCATCACGGGAGAAGCCGTAGGTCATCTGGGTGAGGTCGTTGGTGCCGAAGGAGAAGAACTCCGCTTCCTTGGCCACATCGCCTGCGGTGACTGCGGCACGCGGCGTCTCGATCATCGTGCCGACCATATACTTCATCTTCAGGCCGGACTGCTCGATCAGCTCGTCAGCCTTAGCCTTGATAACCTTCTTTACGAAGCGCAGCTCATTGACCTCGGATACCAGCGGAACCATGATCTCCGGCGTGATATGCAGGTCGTCTTCCTTCCAGACGTTGATAGCTGCGGATACGATAGCCTCGGTCTGCATCTCGGCAATCTCCGGATAGAGAACGTCCAGACGGCAGCCGCGGGTACCCAGCATCGGGTTGAACTCGTGCAGGCTTTCTACCTTGCCCTTGAGCTTGTCGAAGGATACGCCCATCTCATCGGCCAGCTCCTTGATCTCGTCATCCTCGTGCGGGAGGAACTCATGGAGCGGCGGGTCAAGCAGACGGATGGTAACCGGCAGGCCGCCCATCGCGCGGTAAATTGCCTCAAAGTCGCCGCGCTGCATAGGCAGGATCTTGGCCAGAGCCGCCTTGCGCTGCTCGAGCGTATCGGAAATAATCATCTCACGAACCGCCTTGATGCGGGCCGGCTCGAAGAACATATGCTCGGTACGGCAGAGGCCGATGCCTTCTGCGCCGAACTTGCGGGCCTGCGTTGCATCACGCGGGGTATCGCCGTTGGTGCGAACGTGCAGGGTGCGGATCTCGTCAGCCCAGCCCATGAAGCGGCCGAAGTCGCCGGTCAGCTCAGCCTCCTGCGTTGCGATCTCACCGAGGTATACGTTGCCGGTGGAGCCGTCGAGCGAAATAACGTCACCCTCGTGCACTACCGTGCCGTCGGCAAAGGTCAGGGTCTTATCCTCTTCGGAAACCTTGATGCCGTTTACGCCTGCTACACAGCAGGTGCCCATGCCGCGTGCTACTACGGCTGCGTGCGAGGTCATGCCGCCGCGGGCGGTCATGATGCCTTCGGATACGGCCATGCCGTCGATATCCTCCGGAGAGGTCTCCTGACGGACGAGGACAGCCTTGATTCCGGTCTTGTGGGCCTTAGCTGCAGCATCTGCGGTGAAGTAAACCGCGCCGCAGGCTGCACCGGGAGATGCCGGCAGGCCGGTGGTGATCGGCGTAGCTGCCTTGAGAGCTGCCGGATCGAACGTCGGGTGCAGAAGTGCGTCAAGCTGCTTTGCCTCAACCTTCATAACCGCCTGCTCCTTGGTGCAGACGCCTTCGTCTACCAGATCAACCGCTACCTTGAGCGCTGCCTGTGCGGTGCGCTTGCCGTTACGGGTCTGCAGCATGTAGAGCTTGCCGTTTTCGATGGTGAACTCCATATCCTGCATATCGCCGTAATGCTTTTCAAGGCGGCTGGAAATGTCAACAAACTGCTGATAAACCTCCGGCATGGTATCTGCCAGCGCGGAGATCGGCTGCGGGGTGCGGATGCCGGCTACAACGTCCTCGCCCTGTGCATTCATCAGGAACTCGCCGTACAGCTTCTTTTCGCCGGTGGCCGGGTTGCGGGTAAAGGCTACGCCGGTGCCCGAGGTCTCACCCATATTGCCGAATACCATGGACTGTACGTTTACGGCAGTGCCCCAGCTGTGCGGGATGTCGTTCATGCGGCGGTAGGTGTTTGCACGCGGATTATCCCACGAACGGAATACTGCGCGGACAGCCTCCATCAGCTGCTTCTTCGGGTCCTGCGGGAAATCTTCGCCGAGGGACTTCTTGTAGTGATCCTTGAACAGGACGATCAGCTCGGACATATCATCTGCATCGAGCTCATTGTCCATCTTTACGCCCTTTTTGTCCTTAACCTGATCGATAAACTGTTCGAAGGAGGACTTAGGCAGCTCCATAACAACGTCAGAGAACATCTGAATGAAACGGCGGTAGGAGTCGCGTGCGAAACGCGGGTTATTGGTCAGCTTGGCAACTGCTTCGCAGATCTCGTCGTTCATGCCGAGGTTGAGGATGGTGTCCATCATGCCGGGCATGGATGCGCGCGCACCCGAGCGAACGGATACGAGCAGCGGCTTCTCGGGATCGCCGAGGGTTTTGCCGGTAATCTTTTCAAGCTGATCGAGGTAAAGCAGGATCTGATCCTGAATATCCGGATAGATGGTCTTGCCGTCCTCGTAATAACGGGTGCAGGCCTCGGTGGTGATGGTGAAACCCTGCGGCACAGGCATGCCCAGTCCGGTCATTTCAGCCAGATTGGCACCCTTGCCGCCAAGCAGCTCACGCATTTTGCCGTTGCCCTCCGGGAACATGTAAACATACTTTTTCATTTGGGTATTTCCTCCGTTTCGATTGATGCTCTCTCTAATACTCATTCTCTTTATCACGCAAGCACATTATAGCACGTTAGCGGTGAAATATTCCATTGTAGTATTATACCGATTTCCCACGAATATATTGTGCATTTTGACTAATCATGTATTTTTAGCCAAAACTCAAACGTTTGCGTAAAATCTATCTTTTTAATTTATCAGAATTTTTGTCCAAATTTTATTTTATCTTTTCTCGTTTTTCTCGATTTTTATAGCATTTTGGGCGTAAATACGTTTCATGCCCGTCAGCTTTCATTTTATTAGGCGTAATGCACAAATTCCTGCAAAAGAAAATCGACGGTCTGAGGCAGACCGCCGATAGAAGCGAATGAATTGCTGGAAACCACGACGCTGATCGCAGGGATGCCGTCGTAGCTGGTCTCGTAGAGCTTGACCGAATACGGATACGTCGAGGACGAGGTGAACGAGCCGCCGGTGAACTGGTAGAAGGTGTTTTCACCCAGTGCGGCGTAGTAGTGGAGCAGAATCTTGTCGCCGGCTTCTACCTCTTCCCTGTCGTAGTAGTAGGTGGTCGTGGTGCCCTCCCGGATGGTGCCGAGCAGGGTGACACCGGTCACCGTGCCGAAATCCGGCACCGGATAGTGCTTGCTGTAGCAGCGCGATGCATCCGGCTTGTGGTTGCGGTTATACTCGCCGGGAGAGTACGCCGTGCCGTCGCCGATCAGGCTGTTCAGGTAGCGGATCGGCACTGAGTAAGACGGTACGCCGCCGGAATGGCTGCTGACCGTAATGCCGACAACCTTGCCCTCATCGTTGATGAGCGCACCGCCGGAGTTGCCGCTGATGACCTGCGCCGTGCTTTCGATCATCGGTGCAAGGTAATCGTCGTTTTCCGGGTCGGTCACCTTGCCGGTCGTAACCGTTGCGGCGCCGCCGCCCGGGTAACCGAGCGCGTAGACCGTGTCGCCTTCCTCGACCTCAGTGGTAACACCGAGGTACGGCAGCGTGCTGCCGACTACACGGATATGCGCGATGTCCGCGTCCGCGTCAAAGCTGTAGATCGTGACTTCCCGCTTGGTGCCGTCGTACATCTCAGCCACAAGGCGGTAAACGCCGTTGACAAGGTGTCCGCAGGTCACCGCATCGCCGCGTGCGCTGAGCACAACGCCGCTGCCGATGCCGAGGATATTATTCTTGTAATCGTAGGCGTACAGCTTGAAAATCGCCGGTACACAGGCACTGAACACCTCGTCCGCCGTCATGCCGACATGTGCTTCCACAGTGAAGCTCTGCCGCAGATCCGGCTTTGCCATACGGGTGACGATAGCCGCAACCTCGCTGCGGCGAATGTTGGTGTTCGGCTTGAAATCATGCGCGTTGTTGCTGCCCGTGAGCACGCCCGCCCGGTACAGACGGTACACATCAGCGGCATAGCCTGCCGACATGTCAACATCCGCAATCGCACCGTCCGCAATGTCGTTGATCGCGGTCAGGGCGTCCTCCGGCAGCGCGTTTGCAAAGATGGACGCAAACTGTGCTCGGGTCGCCGGCTGATCGTAATCCGCATAAGTCGTGTTAATAATACCATTTTCCAATGCATACGTCACATACGGCTGATACCACGGACGCGCAGTCTCAAAATCGGTCGTGCCGCTGACATAGGTGCTGTGCAGACACGCCGCCAGCTTGATCGCCTGTGCGATCGTCAGGTTGCTGTTCGGCTTGAACTGGGTGGCGTTGACGCCGTCCACCAGTTTGTATTCATACGCCGCCTGAACATTCTGCGCGTACCACTCGGTTGAGGGCACGTCGGTGAACTGTCCGGCAGGATACGTTGTTTTCGAGGTAAAGTTTTCATAGCCCGCAAAAGCCGCAGGCAGCATGCCGACCATCAGCGCAGCCGCTGTGATCAGACTGAGCAATCGTTTTTTCACGAATTGCATTCCTCCCTTTTGAGGCGTGGGTTTGTGGATCGGGATACAGGGCCGCAGAGCGACCCTGTACTTCTTTTCTTGATAATACACCAAAACCGTGAGGAATTGGTGAATTTTCTGTGAAATCAGTTCTCGTAAGCGGCTACGATCTCGCCGATATACATGGTGTGGTAGTCGTGATCGCCGTACCACTTGTCCTGCACTTCCTGAGCCATGTCGTCCGGTGCGATGTCGGTCACACCGCGCTTGCGGCAGATGAGTACCAGCTCGGCCTCCTCGAAGGTCGGCTGACCCTCTACGAATACCGGGGTAAGGCCGCTCTCGTGCATCTTATCCATGTCACGGCCAGACTTGGAGCCGAGGGTGTTCAGTGCCTGACGGTTGCCGTCCTTGAGCACGGTCAGGGTGAAATACTCGCCTGCGTCTACAAACTCCTTGGTGAAGCGACTCTTGCGGATATAGCAGGTCGCACTCGGCTTGCCCCACATAACGCCTACAGCGCCCCAGCTTGCGGTCATGGTGTTCCACTTGTCCTCAGTGCCTGCGGAAATCAGCATCCACTTCTGACCGATCAGGTCGAACGGATTGAAAGACTTTTCGGCAATGTTGATCTTCTTCATGATATGTTACCTCCTGAGAGAATTGTTTAGCAAATTGAGAATGGAGAATGGAAAATTAGCGCAAGGATAGCGACATTCTCAATTCTCCATTATCCATTACTGCTGCTTATCCAGCGGCATTGTGCGGCGCAGCTTCATTTCTTGCCAATCCTCACGCGAGATGAGGATCTGGCGCGGCTTGGAGCCTTCTGACGGGCCGATGATACCGCGATCCTCAATCTGGTCGATGATACGCGCGGCACGCGAATAGCCCAGCTTCAGACGGCGCTGCAGCATGGATGTGGACGCCTGACGGCAGTCCATGATGACCTCGATGGCCTCCTCGATGAGTTCATCCTCATCGTCGCCCGGGTCGTTCGTGCCGCCGCTGCCGCCCTTGTTATTGCCTACCTGCTCGGCCTGCTGCTCGATGTGCTCGAGGATTTCCTCGCTGTACTCGGCGGTGCTGGTCTCCTTGATGCGGGTAATAACAGCTTCAATCTCCTCGTTGGAGATAAAGCAGCCCTGTACACGGGTCGGCTTGCCCTCACCGAGCGGCGCATACAGCATATCGCCCTTGCCGATCAGCTTTTCCGCGCCGGTCGTATCCAGAATGATACGGGATTCGATCTGGCTGGCTACCGCAAACGCGATACGCGACGGGATATTTGCCTTCATGATACCGGTGATAACGTCAGCCGACGGACGCTGTGTTGCTACAACAAGGTGCATGCCTGCGGCTCGCGCCTTCTGCGCGATACGGCAGATGGAGTTCTCGACTTCCTTGGCAGCGACCATCATCAGGTCGGCCAGCTCATCGATAACGATGACGATCTGCGGGAGCACCTGATACTGCTCGGGATGACCGTCCTCGGTCTGCTCTGCTTTGGCCTTTTCGGAACGCATGAGGTCGTTATATCCAACCAGATTGCGCACCTGATGGTCCGCGAACAGCTTGTAGCGGCGTTCCATCTCACCGACCGCCCAGTTGAGCGCACCGGCGGCCTTTTTCGGGTCGGTAACGACCGGAATCAGCAGGTGCGGAATGCCGTTGTAGTTGCCCAGCTCGACCATCTTCGGGTCCACCATGATGAGGCGGACCTCCTCCGGCGTAGACTTGTACAGCAGCGAAATCAGCATGGAGTTGATGCACACCGACTTACCGGAGCCGGTGGTGCCGGCAATCAGCATGTGCGGCATCTTGGCAATGTCACCGATGACCGGCTTGCCGGTGATGTCCTTGCCAACGGCAAAGGACAGGCGGCTTTTCGCATTCGCGAACGCCGGAGAGCCGATACACTCGCGGATAAAGACGGTATTGACCGTCTTGTTCGGCACCTCGATGCCGACCGCGACCTTATCCGGGATAGGCGCGATACGCACGTTCGCCGCGCCGAGCGACAGCGCAATATCGTCCGACAGGGCGGTGATGCGCGAGATCTTGATGCCGCGCGGGATGGTCAGCTCGAACCGGGTGACGGACGGGCCGCGCACGATGCCGATGATCTGCGCCTCGATGTTGAACGAGTCGAGCGTATCGAGCAGGCACGCCGAGCTTTCGCGCAGCTCGGCTTCTGCGCCCGCGACAGAGGCGTGCTTGCCCTGTGTCAGCAGGTCGATCGGCGGGTAGTCGTAGACCGGCATGGGCGCTTTCTGGCTCTCGTCGATGGCGATATTCATGGCTTCCTGCTCGGTCTCCGAGATGTTCTCGGTCTTTTTCGACTTGGATGCCGGTGCAGGAGCCGCCTCATGCTCCGGCTCGGAAACATGCGCCGATTCTTCCTCCGGCTGCTTGTTCTCGACCAGATCCATAATGCTTCCGGCCTTTTTCTTCACGTTATCACGCAGCGAGCGCAGGTATTCGTCCGGTGCGATGGCCTTGCCCTTGCGCTTTCGCGGGTCGATCAGTTCCTCGCCCGGCTTATCCTCTCCGGGCGGGTCAGTGTCAATCGGGATGTCAAAGTCGGATTTACGGTGTGCGCGGCGTTCCTCTCGGCGCTGTGCATGCGCAGCTGCCGCCTCGTGGATGTTCGGCAGCTGGAGAGGTGCTTCGTAGCGCTCGCGCTCCTCCTCGTCCTCGTATTCGTACTCGGGCGGACGAACCATGTCGTACAGCGCCTGCGGCGTAATCCGGCAGGCCACCAACAGTGACACGATGAACAGAACCAGCAGGATGAGCAGTGCGCCGATGGACGAGAGCGCCCACTCGAGCAGGATGTACAGACCGCCACCCAGCAGACCGCCGGACGAGCCTTCCATGCCGGTAGAGAGCAGACCGCTGAGCGTGCTCATGGACAGGTCGTACTCATTTGCACACGAAAAGGCGTGAATGATACTGCCGATCAGCAGCGGCATGAGCGCGATACACGTTCCGCGCAGGCGCACGGGACCCTTGGGACGCGCAAACAGCAGCACGGCGATGCCGATCAGCGCAAACGGCATGACATACGCGCCCTTGCCGATGAGCGCACCGATGCCGCGGTGCAGCCACTTGAGCAGTACGCCGTCGATCGGCAGGATCGACAGCAGGCACAGCAGACCGACAATGCCCCAGATTGCGCCCCAGACCGGACGGGACAGGATCGGACCGAGTTCCTCCGGCTGCGGCTGTGCCGCACGCTTGCCCTTGGGCGCGCTTTTCGTCGATTTTTTAGTTGTGGTTTTCCTTGCAGCCAAAACTTCTATCCTTCAACTTTCTTTGTGATTCAATCTGACGGCGTTCTGCGCCGTTTTTCCGCTTTCTGCGGATATTCTGCAAGTATATTATAGCATAGAAATCCGGTTTTTACCACTGTTTTTCCGGAAAACAGCGGCCGGTCTGCTCGTTTAGCCGTTCTCTGCGATGATGCGGTCGATGGCGGCTGCTACGCCGTCCTGAGCGTTGGTGAGCGTCTCGCGCAGGCACAGATTTTTGACGGCTGCGCTTGCGTTTCCCATCGCGATCGGGAGGGCTACGGCGTTCAGCATTTCAAGGTCGTTTTCGCTGTCGCCGATGGCCGCGGCGTGGTCGAGGTCGGTGCCCAGCTCGCGGCACAGCATACCGAGAGCAACGCCCTTGTCCGCGGCCGGCGTGATGACCTCGAGGTTATCGGTCGCGCTGCTCATCACGCGGATACCCGGAATCTGTTCCAGCTGCGCACGGGCGCGCACGAGCATGACCGGGTCCTGGCTACGGATGAACATTTTATCGACCGAAATGTGGTTTGTGGCAATATATTCCGCAACAGACGGCACAACTTTTTTCGCGCTTAAATAGCCTTCATTCGACTTATACTTGCCAAATTCGATATCATCATACGGAGTAATGAGCAACGTCTCCCCTACATACACCATCGTGATCATGCCGATGCGCTCCACCACGGCAGACGCACGCACGGCAGCTTCCCACGGCATGGACATACGCATGGTGCAGCGCTCCTGCGACACGCTCGACAGCGTAGCGCCGCCCGAGGTGACCATCTGGTCATCCGTACCGAGCATGAGCGCGAAGTCGCGCGCCTCTCCGCAGATGCGGCCGGTGGACACGACAACGTGGATGCCGCTCTCGCGGGCGCGGCGCACGGCATCGGCGGTCGCCGGAGAGACCTGATTCTGCGGATTGAGCGCGGTTCCGTCTAAATCGAGCGCGATAAGGTCGATTTTTTTCATCTTCTTTCCTCCTGATACTGGCGCTGCTGCGCCGCATATTTTCCATCTTATTCAGCATACCGCAGCTGGGCAAAAATTGCAAGCAAATAAAAAATCGAACATTTGTTCTTGACAAATTTGGATTTTGCTCCTATTCTATGGCTCATCGAAAGGAGGTGAGGCCATGTGCAGCGAAAACGAAAAGCCGGATCGGCTGATCCGCATGCTGTACGACATCGCAGACGATGCGGAAGCGCCCGCGAACAGCCGGCTCAGCGCGATCAAAGAAATTCTCGACCGGACGGTCGGCAAAGGCGTAATGCTGGGCGGCGAGCAGACCGAAGTCCAGCCGGTGGAGATCGTGTTTCGGATCGTAGACGATACGAATTCCCCGTAACACGGCGGCAGGCAGCGTTCATGCAGTCGGATACGCTCGAAACCCTGTTCGGCGGCGCAGCAGGCGGCGGCAAAAGCCACGGCCAGCTGCTCGATGCTTTGCGGTTTGCGGTGTGCTATCCGGGTTCGCGGCAGCTCATGCTGCGACGGACCATGCCGGAACTGGAGCGCTCGCTTGTACCGGCGGCTTTGCGGCTGTATCCGCAGTGCATTGCAAAGTACAAGGTGAGTGAGCACCGGTGGGATTTTGCAAACGGTTCGGCGCTGGAATTCGGGTACTGCGACGCGGAAAGCGACGTGACCAGGTACCAGAGCGCGGAATACGATGTCATCCGGTTCGATGAGCTGACACATTTCACCGAAAGCCAGTTCACCTATCTGCTGTCGCGTATCCGCGGCACGAACGGATTCCCCAAGCAGGTCAAGGCGACGACCAATCCCGGCGGTGTCGGTCACCAGTGGGTGAAGAGCCGGTTTATCGACTCCATGCCGCCGGACACCGTGCGCGAGTTCGACGGCGGCACGCGGCTGTTCCTGCCCGCAAGACTGGGCGACAACCCGTTTCTCCGCAAGGCGGATGCAGGCTACGAGAAACGCCTGAAGCTGCTCTCTCCCACCGACCGGAAAGCACTGCTCGACGGCGTGTGGGAACTGAACGAGGGACAGTATTTCAGCGAATTCTCACGCGACCTGCATGTTGTAAAGCCGTATGCCATCCCGCACGACTGGCGGCGCTGCCTGACCATCGACTACGGTCTGGACATGCTGGCAGCGCTTTGGATCGCGCAAAGTCCGGACGGACACAGCGTGGTCTACCGCGAACTCTACCGTCCGGGACTCATCATTTCGGATGCAGCGGCACAGATGCTTGCCTGTGAGACGGCGGGAGAACGCATCGACTGCCGTCTCGCGCCGCCCGATCTGTGGAACCGACGGCAGGAAACCGGCAGGAGCGCGGTAGAACTGTTCGCGGACAGCGGACTGGATTTTGTCAAAAGCAGTAATGAACGCGTCGCCGGATGGCTGGCGCTGCATGAGCTGCTGCAGCCGCGCAAGGATACGGACGGCGCCGTTCGTCCCAGGCTGACGATTTTCGACACCTGCCACAATCTGATCCGCACGCTGCCTGCGCTGCAGCACGACAAGCGCAATCCGTCCGACACAGCGAACACGCCGCACGAGCTGACCCATGCGCCGGATGCGCTCCGCGGGTACGCCGCGACCGTTTATGAGCCGGTTAAGGCTATGCCGCAGTCGGCGTATGACTGCGAAGTAGGAGAATTTCTCAGGTTTTGACTGAAAGGAGGCATTATGGAAACTTTATGTTACGCGCTGTCTGCGGCGGTGCTGGTCCTGACCGGTGCAGTCATCTCCGGCGGTGTGGTTCTGCCGCGGCGTTTGCCGAAGGAGCACACGGCAGAATCTACGCCGGAGGATACGCTCAGCCGCGATCTGGCGGCGCTGATGAACTACGGACGAGAGGAGGACAATGATGAAATTTGATCCGTCACCGACGGCAATCTGGAAGAAATATGAGCGCGACCGCGACTACAAGCGCTCAATCGGTTTATACGACCGTGTGCGGCGCAACGAGGCGTTTTACCTCGGCAGGCAGTGGGAGGGACTGCGCGTGCAGTCCCTCGACCCGCTGATCTTTAATGTGCTGCGCCGCTGTGTCAACCTGTTTGTGTCCATGCTGGTCTCCGACGATGTGGCGGTACGCGCCCAGCCGTTCGACATGGACAAGGACGGTCGGCAGACTGCGCATGTGCTCGAGCGTGCGTTTGCATCCGCGATCGAGCGTTCGGGTGTCAAGGCACTCGGCCGCCCGCTGCTGAAAAACGCCTGTGTGGACGGCGATGCATGCTTCTACATGCACTTTGATCCAGCGCTTGAGACCGGTCAGGCGGTTAAGGGCGATATTGCGGTGGAGCTGATTGATTCCACGAACATCTGCTTCGGCAATGCCGCCTGCGATGAGGTACAGCGCCAGCCGTACATTATCATTGCCATGCGGCGCGACGCAGAGGAGGTGCGGCAGGAAGCGCGCGCCAACGGCATCTCTGCGAGCGATGCGGAAGCCATTCGGCCGGATGACAGCGGCGAATACCATCGTTACCGCACCTCGAGCGACAGCGACCGCGTGACTGTACTCCTGCACATGCGCAGGACCGAGAACGGCATTGCCTTCTGCAAGACCACGCGAAACGCGGTCGTAATGCGCGAAAAGGTGCTTCCCTATCGGCTGTATCCGGTGACGCACCTTTGCTGGAACCGCGTGCGCGGCTCGTGCCACGGCGAAAGTCCGCTGACCGAGGCGATTCCGAACCAGATTGCCATCAACAAGCTGTACTCGATGTACGTCCAGTGCATCAAGCAGGTGGCGTTCCCTAAGATCGTGTACGACATGACGCGGTTCCCGAACGGCTGGTCGAACGACGTCGGCAAAGCGATCGGCATGCGCGGCAACCCGAATGAAGCGATCGCTGCCGCATTCCGCGCACCGGATATCTCGGCACAGGTGCTGCAGCTGCTCAAGCAAATGATGACCGATACCGCGGAGCTCATGGGCGCAAGCGAGGCCGCACTCGGCACGGTCAATCCGGACAACACCTCGGCGATTATCGCGGTGCAGAACGCAACGGCAGCGCCGCTCGAGCTGACCAAAATGGAGTTCTATCGCTTTACCGAAGACTGGGCGCGCGTGTTTCTCGATCTGATGGGTGCGCACTACGGCGTGCGCACGCTCGTTCTGCCGAACGAGGACGGCGGCGAACCCGAAAAATGCACGTTCGACTTCTCCGCACTCGCCGGACAGGACATGCGCCTGCAGGTGGATGTCGGCGCGGCAAGCTACTGGTCCGAAACCATGCAGACGATGACAAACGATCATCTGCTGGAGAGCGGCGTTATTTCCGACCCGCTCGTATATCTGGAAAACGTACCGGATTATCAGGTACGCGGCAAACACGACCTGCTGCACGCACTTCGCGTACAGCGACAGCAGCAAAAGGAGGCAAACAGTAATGCAGAAAACCACAGTGAATCCCCATCCTGAGCAGGAAATGACGGTCAATCCGTTCGCACAGGAGCAGGCGGCGGAAATCCAGCCGCAGGAAAATGCGCAGACCTATCCGGTCGAGGTGGACGGCGATATCGTCGAACTGACGCTCGAGGAGCTGATCGACGCAGCCGCACAGGGCCTTTCCAAGCGCAACGCCTACATCCGCCGTAATCGTGCGGCAAACGCCATGCCGAACGGCCAGATCTACGCCGCATTCGTCGAGGAATATCCCGATGTCCGTCCCGAGGACATCCCGCAGCAGGTATGGGAGTGGGCGCAGCAGGAAGGCTCGCTCGTGTCCGCGTACCGCAAGTGGGAGATTGCCGAACTGAGGGACGAACTGGCAGCACTCGAGATGAACCAGAAGAACCGCCGTGCGGCGGTCGGTCCGGCGCAGTCGGACGGGGAACCCATGGGGGTAGACCCGGTTACGCTCGCTTTGCTCGGCAAGTAACTTTTGCTGAATTGAAAATGGAGAATGGAAAATGGAAAATTACCGCGTTCATTCTCCATTATCAATTATCAATTATCAATTTTCCATTACTGCACGATTGAACATTTATATAGGAGGTAAATTTTTATGGCTATCAATCTCGCAAGCAAGTATTCCGACCAGATTGCGGAGGTATTCACCCGTGCGTCCTTCATCAAGGGCAAGACCGCCGAGACGTATGACCTGACCGGCGTGAAAACGCTCAAGGTTTACACCCCGATCACGGTGGAAGAGGTCGATTACGACCGTGACGGCGGTCTGAAGCGCTACGGCGATGTGACCGAAATGCAGGATGTGGTACAGGAGCTGACCATGACGCAGGACAAGGCGTTTACCCTGACCATCGACAAGGGCAACAACCTCGATCAGAATCTGGTCAAGAATGCCGCCGACATGCTGCGCCTGCAGCTGAACGAAAAGTCCACACCGGCGGCGGACAAGTACGCATTCAAGCGCTTCGTCACCATGGCGGGCAGCATTGTGGAAAGTGCAAAGCCGACCAAGGCGAATATCATCAGCAAGATTGCGGATGCATCGCAGGCACTTGACGATGCGCTCGTGCCGGACGACAACCGTTATCTGTACCTGACCAGCGAAATGTACAAGCTGGTGTGCACCTCGGACGAGTTTGCCGGTGTGGACGTGCTGGCGCGTCAGTCCATCGCCAAGGGCGTGTGCGGCGAGGTATTCGGCATGAATGTCGTCCGTGTTCCCAAGAGCTATCTGCCGGAGGACGTGTACTTCCTCGTTGCACACAAGGATGCCGTGCTCATGCCGTACAAGATTGCGGATGCCAAGGTGCATGAGGACCCGGTCGGCGTGTCCGGTGCACTGATCGAGGGCCGTCACTACTACGACGCATATGTGCTCGGCGCAAAGTGCGGCGGCGTGTATGCACTGGTCGATGAGGACTGCCGCTCGAGCGCACCGACCATCAGCCAGGGCAAGATTACCGCGTTCGGCAAGGTACGCTACACCCTGGACGGCTCGGATCCGCGCTACTCGGATTCCGCGAAGGATTACGTTGCCGGCACTGTGCTGACGCCGGAGACCGGCTGCAAGATCCGCGCATACTGCGTGCAGTCCGGCGCGTATCCGTCCGAGGTAGCGGAAGGCTAAGGCAACACCGCACAATTAAAGCTACGGCGCTTTGCGGAAATTTTATGTCCTGACTTTGTTGCGATTTCACGGTAATACATCAAGTATTACCGCAAAACCGCGCCTTGTCAGCACGCAAAATTTGCTCGCAAATCGCTCTTGTTCAATTATGCGGTATTGCCTTAAATGATAGAGGGCAGCCCGCTCTGCGGAAGAAATACTGCCGTTTCTTTCAAATTATGGAAGATAAAACGATCATATCCGATAAAAGATATTATAGCACAATGTACTTTTCCTGCAAACAGCTTGTGAAAAACTTTCGGATATGGTAAAATAAAAATAATTTTATTTCATTATGGCTGTCATTTCGGACAGTCTAAAAGATATTGTATGTAAGGGAGTAAAACACAAAACATGGAACAAAAAAAGAGAAGCAGCTTCTCCAGCCGAATTGGTTTCGTGCTGGCGGCGGCAGGCTCGGCGGTAGGTCTGGGCAACCTTTGGCGATTCCCCTATCTGGCGGCACGGTACGGCGGCGGTATTTTCCTGCTGGTGTACCTCATTCTCGCGCTGACGTTCGGCTTTTCACTGATGATTACCGAGATTGCCATCGGACGAAAGACCCGTCTGTCCTGCATCGGTGCGTACAAGGCGCTCGATAAGCGGTTCGGATTCCTTGGCTGGCTGGCGGCGTTCGTGCCGTTCATCATCACGCCGTATTACTGCGTTATCGGCGGATGGGTTATGAAATACCTGTTCACCTTTATCAGCGGCAACGCACTTGAGGCGGCCGACAACGGCGGATTTTTCAGCAATTTCATTGGCTACGATGCGGGTTCGCTGTCCTCGACGATTTTCAGCTTCAACGGACCGACCCCGTGGTTCATCCTGTTCGTGCTGGCGACCACCATTGTTGTTATCTTTGGTGTTGAGAAGGGCATCGAGAAGGCAAGCCGTATCATGATGCCGATTCTCGCCATTCTGGCGGTCGTTATCGCAATCTACTCGCTGACCATTCCGGGTGCGATGCAGGGCCTGAAATATTATATTCTGCCCGATTTCTCGCAGTTTTCGGTATCTACCGTGCTTGGTGCGATGGGACAGATGTTCTACTCGATGTCGCTGGCAATGGGTATTATGATCACCTACGGCTCCTACATGCAGAAGGAAAATCTGCTTGAGCACTCTGTCGCTCAGATTGAGATTTTCGACACGCTGTTCGCGTTTGTGGCCGGTCTGATGATCATTCCGGCGGTTATCGCGTTCAACGGCGGCGATCCGTCTCAGGTAAACAGCGGCCCGGGTCTGATGTTCATCACTCTGCCGATGGTATTCGACTCCATGAAGTTCGGCACCATTATCGGCGCGGTATTCTTCCTGCTCGTACTGTTTGCGGCGCTGACCTCCTCCATTTCGCTGATGGAAACACTGGTTTCCGTGCTGATGGACAAGGCACACATGAAGCGCAAGACGGCTACCATCGCTATTACGGCAAGCTGCCTGATCATTGGCATGCTGTCCTGTCTCGGCTATGGTCCGTGGGCAACGATCACCATTATCGGTATGCAGTTCCTCGACTTCTTTGACTTTATCTCCAACTCCGTGCTCATGCCGATTGTGGCGCTGCTTACCTGCATCTTGATTGGTCATGTAGTCGGCACCAAGGTCATCGCAGACGAGGTAAAGGAAGGTGCCGGTTCGTTCCACCGCGAGAAGCTGCACCGCGTTATGGTACGCTGGGTGGCTCCGGTGATGCTGGCAGCGATCCTCGCTTCGGAATTGGCAACAAAGGTATTCCACCTTTTCACAATTTAAAATCACTCTCACAGGAGAAAACCAATGAAAACTGTAACCATTTACACAGATGGTGCGTGCTCGGGCAATCCGGGACCCGGCGGCTGGGGTGCGATCCTGCAGTACGGCAAGGCGGAAAAGGAGCTTTCCGGCTCCGAGCCGTCCACCACGAACAACCGCATGGAGCTGCTCGGTGTAATTACCGCCCTCGAGACCCTCAAGGAGCCGTGCTCAGTCGATCTGTATTCGGACAGCAAGTATGTTGTTGACGGCATTACCAAGGGCTGGGCCAAGGGCTGGCGTGCGCGCGGTTGGGTTAAAAGTGATAAGAAACCCGCAAAAAATCCGGAACTCTGGGGGCGTCTGCTCGATCTGCTGGATAAACACGAGGTGCGGTTCCATTGGGTCAAGGGTCACGCGGATAATCCATATAACAACCGCTGTGACGAACTTGCCGTCGGCGAGTATCAGAAGTATAAGTAAAAGCAACACCTTCTTCACGAAATGTGAAGAAGGTGTTATTTTTTGCGCAAAAAGGTCTCTTTTACGCCGATATAGAGTAAAACCACGCCGAAAGCACGCCGCAGCAGGTCGGTGTCTACTCTTGCGGCAAGCAGCGCCGAAAGGACTGAGGTCACCACGCCTGCCGGTACGCAGCATTTGACCGCTTCCCTTTCGATGAGTCCGTTTTTGCGGTGCGAAATCAGCGCTGCAGGCGCACACGAGAGAAAATACAACAGGTTGATGCCGCCCGCCTGATACTGCCCTGCCCCTTCAAAAAGTGTCAGATACAGCAGCAAAAGTGAGCCGCCGCCAATGCCGAAGCCGCTTAAAATACCGGTCAGCAGACCGATTGCGACCGCAAGTACCGCGCTCACAGCAGCAGGACGGCACGGATGCCGCCGTAGAGAATCAGCACGCCGAATGCACGGCGCAGCCAGTCTGCCTTTACCCTGCCGAATAACTTTCCGGCCAGCACGCCGCCTGCCGCGCCGCCGAGCAGATACGGCACCGCCTGCGCAATCGGCAGACCACCCTTCAGTCGGTAGATCACCGCCGAGACCGCACACAGCGGGAAAATTACCGCGACTGAGGTCGCAAACGCGCGCTTCTGCTCCATGCCGCACCAGGAAATCAGCAGCGGTACAAGAAATAACCCGCCGCCTGCCCCGAAAAATCCGTTTGCTGCACCGGAAAGAGCACCTGTGACCGCATATTTCACTGAAATTTTCATAAAAGAAACCCTCCGGTGACAGTTTGCACCGAAGGGCTTGTTTTTATGTGTATTATTTGTCGGCTTCGCGCTCGCGTTCCTCTTCCTTTTTGAGCTTCTGCTCGTTGGCGTAAACACGGTTCTGCAGACGGCACAGTTCCTGTGCAAGCGGGTCCGGCAGGTTGATCTGGTCGAGCGCATACGCCGGAGACGGACCGACACGCTGACCGGCAATCTTGACGACGCGCGCCTTGATGCC